GCTCTCTCTTCCAGCAATGTAGTTGATACCAAGTTCATCCACATTATCTAGACCAGCTGTCCTTGGATCAATTGACAATTCTTGCTTTTGATCCACAGTTAGTTTCATTACATCATCAGACGCATTCGTCACAGCAAAACTTCCTTTCGTGTTAGGTCGATATTGACAATGTTCTAACATGACAGGTCGGCTGTAGCCGAACAGTGTTGCCAAAGCACCAGCAGCACCCGCTCCAATTTCTGTAGCGCGTGCAAAAGGTGCAATTGGTGGTATGGACGTGAGTTTACCAGCTGCTGCTGCAACAACTCCAGCCACACGACTTATTGGTCCTTTTCCATATTCATCTGCTTGAGCACTGATAGTGTTAGGCTCTTGATGAGTAGGAATGGCGAACTTAGCTTCTTCAGCCCATGCGAAAATGTTAATCGTCACGGTATCTGAAGCACCATTAGCATGTTTAAGATCTTGAAGATCCGCCAATACAAGTTCACCCATTTGTTGCCAATCTGAGATAGTGATGTCCATCACATTCTTGTAGTAAAAGAATGGAAGAATCAATTCACCACCTTGAGAATTGGTAGGGTCCAAATAGATGTGAGGCCTTTGTGAAGCAGCAATAAAGTCTGGTTCAACAAAAGTCCTGTCTACTGTCAAAGTGTCCTTATCCGGGAAAGGATTGTAGGTCAAAACGCATCGACCATAATGAAATCCGTTTCCAGAAATAGTAGCTTTGATGTGAAGTTTCGAACGCATTAATTTATAGTTCGAAATCCTATTAATCACTCGAGGGTTCTCAAAATAGAGTGACCAAGGATTAAATTGTTGATGAAGGCCTCCTCCTCCAACAGCCCAATCATAACTTGCAATTTTGATTGGTCGTTGGAAAAATTCATCCAGTGTCGCATCAGACTCGAGAGCATGATCACGAACAGGATCGAAAGAACCTTTCTCTTCCAGGGTGTATCCTGGGTGTGTATCAACGAACTTCACATTTTGTTCAGTGTGGGATCCAGGTCCCATACTGATGGGTTGAGTGTCCATGTGTGTAACAGGGACCTCATCTGATTGGGGCACATAACGTGACTTCATGTCACGCCAGCGCCTGTACGCAAACCATTGTTCATCTGTCATTCTGACAATGTGAACACGGGTATCTCCTTCTTCATAAGACCCGATATGGTTGCGCTTTGGTTTGGGAACTTCTGATGAATGTGGTGACACATTACACCAGCAAGACTTTTCGTAAATTTTGCAATCCGGACATAAATTTGTCCTCCAATGATCCTGAATAGTATCAGGAATCATTCCTTTCGACTTGCAATCACAAATGTCTTCCATATATCCGCATGATCGACAAAAAGGAAGTACCTTCGAGCAGATTTCTGCTGAGTCTGGTTCTACATAGCATGTGCAATGTTTACCATATAACCCGCAGTCAGAACAGTAGTCAATACCAGATTGACATTCAACTTCTGATTTATCTGCATCATTTGCTTCCAACTTTATCAAACATTTGGATTCTCT